TAAAAATTGAGCTAAAGAAGAAAAAACTATATAGTTAATATGACAAACGATTACAACGCCGACATACAAAAACTATTTTTAGAAATGATGATGGAAGATGCCAGTACTTACGTACGAGTACAAAACATCTTTAACGCAGAGAACTTTGATCGTAGCCTACGTGCCACTGCTGAATTCATTCGTAAGCACAGCGATGATCATCGTACACTGCCCACACGTGATCAAATTCAAGCAGTAACAGGAGTAGAACTACGCCCAGTGCCTGACTTGGACAAAGGGCATTACGATTGGTTCTTGGAAGAATTTGAAAGTTTTTGCCGCAGACAAGAACTAGAACGTGCTATTCTTCAAGCAGCAGACTTGATTGAAAAGGGCGAGTATGATCCTGTAGAAAAACTGATCAAGGATGCAGTACATATCAGTCTTACAAAAGATATGGGTACAGATTACTTTGCTGATCCTAGTGCTCGTATTAACAAATATTTCAACGCAGGCGGACAAGTAAGTACAGGATGGCCCAGTGTAGACAAACTGCTGTATGGTGGATTCAGTAGAGGTGAACTAAACATCTTTGCAGGTGGATCTGGTTCTGGTAAAAGTTTGGTTATGATGAACATTGCGCTAAATTGGCTACAAGCAGGACTCAGTGGTGTTTATATCAGTTTAGAACTATCAGAAGAACTTACAAGTTTAAGAACGGATGCCATGCTGGCCAGTATGAGTACCAAGGATATACGTAAGGACATAGATACTGCCACACTCAAAGTCAAGATGGTAGGTAAGAAGTCAGGCACGTATCAGGTTAAAGCATTGCCAGCACAGAGTAATATTAACGACATACGTGCGTTCTTAAAAGAATATCAAATACAAACAGGCCGAGCAGTAGACTTTATGATGATTGACTACTTGGACTTGTTGATGCCGGTAAGTGCAAAAGTAAGTCCAAATGATTTATTTGTTAAAGACAAGTATGTGAGTGAAGAACTACGTAACTTGGCCAAAGAGTTAGGTATATTAATGGTCACAGCATCGCAGTTGAATCGCAGTGCGGTAGAAGAAGTTGAATTTGACCATAGTCATATATCAGGTGGTATATCCAAGATCAATACAGCAGATAATGTGTTTGGTATCTTTACATCCAGGGCCATGAAAGAACGTGGACGTTATCAAATACAATGTATGAAAAGTCGTAGCAGTACTGGCGTGGGTATGAAAGTGGACCTGGAATATAACATAGAAACCATGCGTATCACTGACCCTGGACTTGAAGCTGACAACGGGTTTGGCCATCAATCAAGTCAAGGAATTCTTGAACAAATTAAAACAGCAAGTACAGTAAGCCCATTGGTTACTGCTAAACCCAAAGACGGATTCAATATTGAAAGTAAAGTTCAAGGTTCAGCAGACAGTACTAGACTTAAACAAATGCTTGCTGGATTAAAGAAAGCCAATGATTAAGTTTGAGGATATTCGTCACGTACATCTTGAAATATCAAGTTTGTGTAATGCCAGTTGTCCTTGGTGCCCAAGAACATTTTGGGGGTATCCTTATAATGGAGGATATCCTGAAGTGAATTTAACATTGGATATGTCTAAAAAAATATTCACTCCGGAATTTTTACAACAATTAAAAGTAATTCAAATCAACGGCAACTTTGGTGATATAGTAATGAATCCAGAAGGAGCAGAAATTGTTGAATACTTTAGATCACAAAATCACAATTTAGAATTCGAAATCAGCACTAACGGCGGTGCAAGAAATCCTGCATTTTGGCAAAAACTTGCAGAACAACGGGCCACAGTTGAATTTTGTATTGACGGGCTAGAAGATACCCATCATTTATATAGACAAAACACAGTATGGCAAACTATAATAAACAATGCACAGATTTTTATCAAAGCCGGTGGTAGAGCAATTTGGAAAATGATAAAGTTTGACCATAATCTACATCAGTTTGATCAGTGCAGACAAATGAGTAAAGATTTAGGTTTTTACAATTTTGAAACAGTCGACGATGGGCGTGATACTGCTCCAGTGTTTAATAAACAAGGCAAGTTAACACACACTCTGGGACAGTACACCGGAGATACAGATTTTAAAGTGATGTTTCATAAAAAGAAAACAGATTTAATATTACTGGAAGATATATTATCCGGACGCAGTCCTAAAAAGTCAGTAGATTGTTACGCAGTAAAACTTAAATCAATTTATATAGCAGCCAATGGTGATGTAAGCCCTTGCTGTCATACAGGATTTTATCCAAAAACTTACGGTCATGGACAATATCATCAAGCAGCAAACTCTCAACTCAACCCTATAATCCATAAAAATAACGCAATTACATATCCATTGCAAGAATGTATTGAGTGGTTCGCTGAAGTAAAAAATAGCTGGACTGTGGATACTTACGAAAATGGACGACTTGTTATCTGCGATGATGTTTGCGGAAAATAACACTAAATACCTAATATTGGAGTAAATCTTGCAGAAGCGTACACGTAGTATCCTTGATGAACTTGCACACATGCCAGTCACAAAAGATCGTGAAAACTTGGTAGAAAGTCGTGCTACTCATGTAATACAGGGTGCTATAAATTTGATTAACTATATCAAAGAAAACTATGATGCAGAGCAAGCTGCTGAACTTGAACGTAGATTGTTAAACAGTATACGCAGTCAGGACCCTGCTAAATTTGCTCGCGGAGTTAGGAGATTTAAAAGTGAAAGTTAAAGATATTATCAATGAAGCCCCGGGGTTTTTTAAGAGCTATGCAGCAGGACTAATGCCCAAGGCGATGAAAGATGTGTTGGATATGCCAGTGCGTGGCGATACTAAACAACTTAGCAATCGAGCAGCCGATGCTAAAGCAGCTCAGATGTTCGGGCTTGGTAAACAGGCCGACGATGAGGAAGATTCAACTGACAATGTGGCGCAATCAAAAATAGAAGTGCCGCCATCATCACGTGCAAGACCTAAATCACAGGCAACAGCACCATCCGATGCACCATCAGGGGCTGCACCCAAGACTGAACCAGAAGTTCCATATAATTTATCAGATGAGAAATTGTCAAGCAATGAAAGAATTGCAGTTAAAACTCCAGCTGGTATGATGTACAAATATCCCAATGGACGTTGGTATCAAATTCCAACCACCGGAGCTCCTACTCCTGTTCCGTCAGCACATTTTGCTACACTAGATTCCTATGCAAACAACGATGGATATATAGAACCAATTCCTGCGCCACCTAAACCTAGCCCAAAAAGATAATTATTCGTCAATGATCATTGATTTTATCAACATGTTGGTTGAAAGTGCACCTAGTGTCAAGGCTCGCACTCCGCACCCCGAGGATGCTATTATTTCTAGCAGTGCTGCGGCTGCACAACAAATCGCCGGATTAAAAGCAGTAGTAGCCAATCCCAATAATCTAACTATTAAATGGGACGGATATCCTGCAATTATCTTTGGGCGTTTAGAAAATGGCAAATTGGGTATGGCCGACAAATACATGTTCGACAAGGGCATATTGGTTACAAGTCCCGATGAATGGCAACAATACGATTCACAAAAAGCTGCAGGCGGCCTACGTGGAACTTTGTACGATGCTGCAGCACAGATTTGGCCAGGATTAGATGCAGCTACACAAAGTCCTGGATTTTTCTGGGGCGATTTGATGTACACTGGACAATTACAGCCACAGCAAGGAAAGTATGTGTTCAAACCTAACACAGTAGAATATCGTATTCCTACAAACAGCGCAGTTGGTAAACAAATTGCTGGAACTGTGGGCGGTGTTGTGGTACATCAATATTTTAAACAGATAGGTGCTGCGCCAGTGCAATGGGACGGAAAAGGATTAAGATCTGTTCCTGGTGGCGTGGCTATTATAAGCCCAACTGCAGGAAACAGATTTACTTTAAAAATGCCTGTACAGCAAGAACGTGCAGCAGAAGCAGCCCTAAAAAAATATGGTGCTGCAGTAGATGAATTACTAGGACCTTTGCCGCAGAGCACCAGGGACAGGATTAAAACATACTTTAATAAACGCATTACAAAACAGACCACCGAAGAATTGCATGATTGGTTAGCAGCTAGTATTAGTCGAGTGCAATACAATGCTTTGGTAGGTGAAAATTATAGTGGGACATTATTTGCCCGCGATGCCAATGAACAAGTCATTGAGAGTCCGGGATATGCAGGACTTAAAGCAATATGGTATTCCATTTACTCATTTAAGGAAAATTTAGCAAAACAGCTAGCTCCTCAAGTGGGCGGAATTGAAGAATACGTAAACGGTCAGCCTGCAGGTGAAGGATTTATATTCCCTACTGCTACCGGACTGGTAAAAATAGTGGATAGAGAAGTGTTTAGCGCCGCTAATTTTGCTAAAAAATTGTAATTGGTATAAATATTAACATGCGGTAACGCAAATATTTAAGGAGATTTAAAATGGCAATCGGAGTTACAAAAGTAAATGGCGACACCCAATTAGTAAACAACGTTGGTGATGATTACGCAAGAAATGCAAATACAAAAATTATTAACACAGGTATTTCAAGCCCAATCCAGGCTTACAATATCCAAATCGTTGCTGGTAACCTAGCAGCTGAATTGAGCCGCGGTGCTGACGGTACAGCTGGTGCAGTTGAAACATTACTAAATGCAATCGCAGCTAACGCAACAATTTTAGCATATCAAGTTGACACAGGTGCAACTGCTGCTAACACACAGTTAAGCGTTGTTACAGAACGTAGTTCTTGGACAAGTGCAGCAGCAATGCAAGTTGCATTACGTGCCACTTTAGCAGCAAACATTGGTTCTAAGACTCCTGTTACTACAACCACAATGGATGTACGTAACGTTGGTATTAAACTAGCAGCTAGCTAATTAGACTTTGTTCTAATAAAAAGCAGACTTCGGTCTGCTTTTTTTATGACTATACTAAATATACACATGCGGTAACGCAAATAATTTAGGAGAATTAAAATGGCAATCGGAGTTACAAGAAGCGCAGGTTATGCGTATGCAGGTTCAACTGGTGTTTTAAATGGTGTATCAGGTGCTTTAAACGGACAAAGTATCAAACTATACGTTGTTGCAGCAGGTGTAAACTTATCAGCTGAAGATGATGCAGCAGATGAAGCATTTGAAGCAATTATCCAAACTTTCCCACCAGTACTAGCATACTATGCACACGCAACCACTGGCGCAATCAGCTTAATTTGCGATGGTGTTAATGCACCTGATGCAAGCGTATTACAAACAGCATTACAAGCAATTGCTGCTAGAAAAGGTTCAGTTACTTTAGCAAGTGCAACTGTTTCTAACGGTACTAGTTTTGTAGTTAGTTAATCTAATTTATATTAGTACAACTAAGGCAGACTTGTTCTGCCTTTTTTGTTGACTATAAATATCTATATGAAATTCTACACTGGTGTTACTTTAGTTGATATTACAGCCACTGGCGTTACACGACACACTGCTGACAATGAGCTTGAGCGTGATCAACAACGTAACTGGGAAACAGTTTTACAAGTAATTGGATTAAAAGCCCAACCGCAACTGATTGAAGGACCAATATGTCAAGAGTTTGACATTGATGAAAGCAGCGGGTTTGGAGAAATGTATCACGGCATGCAGCGTGTTTGGATTTTTTGTTTTGGTGTAGAGCACGATGATGTGTTTTTACATGATGGAGATCCAGTGGGCGGACTGGACAAGGATTTCGCACAAGTACCAATTATATGTGGATTGACAGAAACCGCACGTTTTATGCTGCCAATCTTCTATCCATATGGTGCAATCAAAAACATATATTTTATCGATAGACGATTGAACTTAAATACATTTTGAATCACAATATTTTCTCATGGCACTCTCAGGCATTAACACAGAACCCTCAATTTCATATATGAAAGAAGAAAAACAAAATGGCAGAGAGCGAAAGAAACAATCTTGAAGCGCACGTTGATATTTGCGCTATTAGATATAGTAACTTAGAAAAAAAACTAGACACTCTTGAAGAGCGTATGGATAAACTTGAAGAGCACATGATAGTCATACGTACCAAGATCTCAGAGACCAGTACTGGTGGCGAAAATTCTGCTAACAAGACGATCATTACAATAGGAACCGCTTTTGGGGTAGCCCTATTAACTGGCTTAATTACAACATTTGTACATCTAGCGTTAAAATAAAAATGAAGATAGTAGAACTCTTAAATAAAATACAAGTACCAATTACTAATGAAGAAGCAGATGTATTAGGAAAATTTCACGATAGCACTATTGTTGCACGTGAAGACTTAGATGCAAGACAAACATTAGTGGCCAATCAATTAGTCAACAAAGACGTACTGCTAAGAAAAAATGAAGACGGCAAAATCACATATAAAAAACGAATTTAAACGAGCACAAAATACTTTTGCAGAAGTAGGCACACAATATTTAAAAGACTGGACACAAAAGCAACTTACTGAATATAAAAATACCCCCGTGATCATTCCTGTTGGAAATCACGGGTTTTTTATCGGTACTTACAAAGTAACAGAAATCCATAATTTTTGCTGGAGAGTTGAACAACAAGATGGACGTTTTATCCATGAATTTACCAGCCGATTACCAGCAATAATTTATTGTGTAAATAGCATTAAGTATAGATACGCAGAAGCACAAAGAATACTAGAATTAGACGCAAAGATTGGACGGTTAGATACAAATATTATGCAATATGAGTATGTATTATCGTTAAAACAAGATGCATTTAAATCTGCAGTTGTGTTAAATAGATGTATAGATGCTAAAATGCAGCGCCGAGCATTAATTAATATTTTGAAAAAAAGTTTAAATTCGGCTAAATACTTAAACTTTGGGAACCAACCACTATGAGATTAACAGAAATGGGCGTTAAGCCAACTGCAAAAAAAATTAATAAAGTTATGGAAAGCCGTTTTGGCTTTAAGCTAGATTACGATAACTTAACACTAAAAAAAGCATATTTGCTAGCTAACGGTCTAACCGAAAGTTTAGAACAAATTAAACGTAGCCACGGTGCACATGTTGCTGAAAAGAATTCAAAATACATGGAGCTCTTGATGGTACGTGAAGGCTTACATCGTTGGATGGTAGAAAACAAATCACGTTTTCTAGCTGAAAGCGAAATGGGCAAGAGCCAAGCTATCCTAGCAGCTAAAGACATGGTTGACAGTATTCAAGACATGTTGGAAGAAGTTAGCAAAATGCAAAATGAGCAAATGCCTGCACTACTAGACACTATCCGTGACCAAATTGGCATGGAACAAGCTGATCAATTCAAAGCAAGTCTAGGCACACTATTGGCTAGCATGGTTGACCAACTTGGCACAGCACGTGAAAGTGCAGACCAAGCAGCTCGTGCATTGGCCGGTGAACAAGTAGCACAGCCAATGGCCATGGGCGGTATGCCTGGCGCTATGCCACCGGGTGGTGATATGGGCGGTGAT